AATTGGAATTATTGTCTACGAAGGATTTTTTGAATTATATCTTGGATGTAAGTTATTAATATCACAAGTTCTGAAAGGAATGCCCATCGCCATTAATCCATCCGGAGTTTATGGATTAGCTGGATCGTATGCACTTCGTGCAAAAATACAGAACCTACGTCTCTGGAATACACCGTTACCAATTCAAGAAATTGTCCATGAATGCAATCTTCCTATCCAATCCTTTGGAGGTGCACCTTCTTGTAGTTCCGTTCCTACAAATCTTGCAACACCTTCCCCTGCTACATCACCAGCAGCAGATGTAATTGCAAATATAACCGATATACAATATCATAACACTAGTTAGAAGATGGAATATGCGTATATAATTGCAATTATTGTGGTCGTAGTTTATTATTATATACGTTCAAAACAGACTTCAGCACCAAGTAGCCTTCTAAATTCCAAGGTATATACAACGGGTGGAAAGGGAGACGATTCTGCGACAAATATTCCAATGATTACGCCTGAGGAAGCAAATACTTTTTTAACTGAAAATTTTACCCTCAGTTATTATATTACAATTACAAATCTTGGAGGCGGGACTCCTGATAAAAATGGACAAGCAATGGCACCTCTTATATGGATTCAAGGAGTAGGTGCCTTAGTTGTGGATATGATTTCGGGAAATGTCTATATGATTATTACTTCTGCACCATATGATCCTACCAATCCTGTTCCATCCACCCAAATAATTCTCTTAAATGGTACAAATGCAGGATTATTTGTAAATAAATGGAATCAAGTCACCTTAACAATTGGCGGATCAAATGCATGTGTTTATTTAAATGGTAATATGATTGGAAATTGTATTTCCTTGGCAAATGTATCATATACATCACCATCAGGAGTTTACTTTTTAAAGGGACAAGGACCTGCTGCAGTGATATCCTCTCTTCAAATCTTTCCGACTGTTCTTTCTTCCGCAAATATAGCAATAAATTATAAACAAACATCAGATACATCTAGAAGTCCTATAAATTATGAAAAAGCAGATGTAACATTATCTGATATTCAAAACACAATTATTAGTCTTTTCTGTCAAACAGGTCTTTGTCCCTCCAATGGATCTGATGATGTAACATTTGGACCCTTTATCAAAATTAATTATGAATATTCATAAATAGAGAATGAACAGTGCCCGAACGTACTATTCACAGAATAGTGGAATGGTCAATACTGGAATATATTTGATCATTACTGGATTAATTATTTACTATATTTATGGATGGTATACGGCTCCTACATCTGATATTTTATTATTAAATGCAAAAATAGCGGCAAATCAGGTAACAACAGCAACGATCAGTACCGGCTCTCTTCCGGCCATTCGAAGTGGAGGAACATATACCCTCAGTCTATGGATGTATATTAACTCCTATGAATATCGTCCAGGAAAGCCACGCAGTGTATTTACAATTTCAGATGCACAATATGCACCTTCCTCAAAGAACTCATCTGGACGATATTTAGCCGTTGGTATTTTATATCCAAATGAACCTAAAATGATGATCCGATTTGCAACTGCAAATCCCCCTTCTACAGATTATACCAATATGGATACGTACAATCAATATATGAATGGTAGTTCTTATCAAAGAAATGCTGATTCAAATCCGATTGAACTTCCTTCCTGTGATGTTATGGAAGTTGATTTGCAACGCTGGATTAATCTTACAATTTCTGTGAATGGACGCATTGTAGATGTCTATATGGATGGAAAACTAACACGCTCCTGTGTATTATCCGATCTTCCGATTGCCAGTCAAGATAAGGCGCAGGCAATTACGTTAGGCGGTCCTCTTGGATTCAGTGGTTATTTTGGAACCACGCAATTTAGTGGATCTGCTCTTTCTCCGGATAAGATTTACAGTATATATCAAGCAGGACCATATCCTGGTATTGATACTGGATTTCTAGGATTTTTAGCAAATAAAATTGGAATCAAACTTCAATTTGGAGGATCCACACCTTCCAATTCTAACCTATAAATAGAATGGAAGCAGCAGGACCTCCTAGTATATTGCTTCAATTAGCAGTTACAATTATTGCACTTTTAATTGTATATGGTTTGATGACCTTTATTGATAAAAGTATGCAAGCATACAGCACTGCCAGTAAAACAATGGCAGTTCTTGTGGAAGATACAACAGGAGATACTGTAACAATTCCTCAAAGTCTTCAAAGTAATTCACCAATTCTTTACCCTAGTTCAAATCAATCAAGTGGAATAGAATTTACATATTCTTGTTTTCTAAACATTTCTGCGGATACTTTTTCAAATCCATCTAGATCATTAAAACATGTTTTTAGCAAAGGAACTACCAAATCATTTCCGCTAATGGCACCCGGTGTATTCTGTCGTTCCGATAAAAATACACTTCGCGTCTATATGAATACTGTTGATACATGGGATAATTTTGTAGAAGTGGACAATATTCCGATTGCAAAATGGTTTCATCTTGTAATTATCTTGAAGGGAAATTATATGGATGTGTACATAAATGGAAATGTTGCTCAACGAACACAATTTCGTACTGTTCCTAAGATTAATTACGGACCTGTATATGTATTTAATAATCGTCATTTTCCAGATGGAACAAGTGTTTCACAAAAAGACTTTGTAGTTGATGGAGCTGCAAAAGGAATGATTAGTCGATTACAATATTTTGCATATGCATTAAATTATTCGTATATTGATAGTTTATACCGAAAGGGACCTAGTGCTAAAATGTCTGGCGCAAATGTAACAGAACTAGTTCCATATATGACTGATACATGGTGGACAAATCAAATCTCTGGTGATGCATCCCCTACTATTGCAGTCGGTGCATAAATATATATATATAATTCTATGTGTGTAAAACATTCATAAAATTATTCATCATTAAATCTGCAGGAATCTTCAAAAAGTTTGAAGATATTTATTCTACTTAGATAGCATATTTCAATCCAGCCATACCGCTACGAAACTCTATAAAATTATATGTTTCCGCAAAGATTACCATTTGATACTGGTAAAAGGATCCCGTTGGAATTGATTCTACATCAATATCCAGTTGAAAGGTTGTAAAACGACTGGTATTAATTGTTCCACTAGGTTGGAATGCATCACTTCCATTAATAGCAAAGGAATATGCATAAACAGGCCAGAGAGACGTTTGTGTTTTTATACCATTTAATTGATACGGACTAGCACCGCCTTGTTGACTTCTCCAAATCTGATATTCTGAGAAATAAGGTTCGTGTTGAATTCCAAATATTTCATTACCATTTCCTAAAATTCTAGCTTGTGTCATAATGCGACGTTGCAATCCTGACAGATAGAGACCGGATCGACCAACTCCTGCTGGAACAGATTGACCTGTTAAAGGAATAGGAATCGGTCTGTCAGTTCCAATAGGATACATCCAATTTGTGAGATTGGTCCAATCATTGCGTAATGGGGTTGCATCATCGCGACGAATCAACCAGACAAGACGACTCACCAAATTATGAACATCTAATTCATATAAATCTCTAGAAGAAATTGAATCAAAACGGAAGGGTTGAATCTGTCGCACTAAGTATTGTAGGGGAGATCCTGCTACCCGTCGACGTTCTTCCTCCGTCAAATAAATATAAGTAGTTTCTAATGTTGCATTCAACGGCCAACCATCAAAGGGAGGTGGGCTTGTTCCAAAATCGGTTAAGAAATAACGAAGTGATCCACTTGGATCCGTGTAAGATCCTGTCAAGTTATTGAGGGTATTTGGAAGCGGTCCATACAATGTTTGATTCCAAATACCCGTATATTGGTCAGATGGTACATAAGGCAACGATTGCAATCCATAGCGAAGACGCACACCGCTAGGATCCAAAATGGTATATAAATCTCGAATTGGTCGCAAGGTAATTTGTACTTCTACTTCATGATATTGCAGTGCTATCATAGGAAGCGCTTCACTAATATGATCACTAAACCAGAGTCCTAGTGGAACTCGCAATTCACGTCCAGGAATGGAGGGTGCATTGGTTTGTTGACCGTTAGGTGCGGTCGTCCACTGGACAACATTGGGATATCCTGCGACTGGATCAGCATAGACTCCATTGGCAGGATCAAAGAGTTCGGGCACGTCTCCCACCATCCAACTCCATTTATCATATTGTGTATTGGTTTGATCCAAAAGAGCTCGTGTTGCAATCCATTCATCCGTAAACTCTTGAATCTTGGATCCACCAATCGTGACCACCAAGGATTGAATCATACGAACTCCCACTTGTCGCACCCACTGAAACTCATAAGGAGTTCGAACAAGGCTTCCATCTAAATTTTGATATATTTTACTATAAATGTCTGGCAAGGTAATACGGAGTACCATATCTCGAATTAAATCTGCATTACGAGGTAGCTTTGCAGTTAGAAGAATCGGTGCATCCATTTGAAGACTGTTTGGACCGGTCAAGGCAACTTGAATGGGTTCGGAACTGAAATGCGTATGGCGTAAAAATGCTTTTGCAAAGTAACTCATTTGTGGATTTCCATTCACGACAACATTTTGGGATCCATAAGCAACAAGGGGTAATAATCCGCCCGGCATTCTATTTACACACAAGGAAGATTTCTTTCAGAAATCTTCCTTGGTTATAGTTAGAATCTGAGCCTATGATTTGCGACAAAGTCGCAAATCATAGGCGGCATAACTCTATTTATGGTTAAGGTAAATTACAGAGGGATTTACCTTAACTATGTGATCAAAGTAGATATGAACAACTCTCTCTTTCAAAATAATTCCACTACTACCAATTGGACTCCCATATTAATTGGTGTAAGTGTTATACTCGTTGCACTCTTTATCCTATGGATAATATGGGGATATTTGAAAGAATGGTTAAAGAGTCAGCTACAAGGTGCTGTTGCTGCAAATGCATCTACTAAAAACCCTGAAGACTTTATACGTGGGCAGTGGTGTTTTGTAGGAGAAGATATGACCGGTCGATGGTGTGTAAAAACGCCCGAAGAAGGACTCTGTCCCAAACAACGAGTCTTTCAAAGTCGCAGCGAATGTGAAATGAAAACCGCCTCTGCTAGTCCTCTTGGAATCAATCAGAATCATGATACAACAATGATTCCTATTGCAGGATTGTCTATTGCGTAAGTATGCTTTTTAATACAATTGTAAGAATAGGGATAGTATGAGCTTTTCATGGGGATCCAAACCAACTCCCGAAGAAAGAGACGCTGATCGAGCTGATCGAGCCGCAAGCCGTGATGCAATTAATAATGCTCGAAATGCCATTCAATCCGCCCTACAAAATCTTAAAGAAGAATCTGCCAAAGAGGATTATCCTGTGTTACAAAAAATGTTTAAAGATATGCTAGATTGGTTGAAAGCACATCCTACAACAAATCAATATGATATTAATGATTATTTTGATAATAATATTAAATTAAATCCACTGTATCAATCCGTGCAAGTTCGAAAACAATGGTCGAATCTGTTTGCAACATTTCAAACAACGACAGATGCACGTATGACTGACTTGAAAAAAAATCATCCAGAACTTCTTGCATCTGCCCAAGAATTATTAACTCCTATGGTTGCATATCGTGATCAACTTTTTGCATGGTTTATGAAGGGTCAAATGACCCTTCTTCCACAAGATTATGAAGATAAAGCAACGGACGTTCGTGAAGCAATTTTAGGAAATGATGGAAAAGGAGATGTATTTAAAACAAATATATTCAGGGACGATAAACAATTGCGAGTGGAAGTGGTAACAAAACAAGTGGAAGATAATCAAATTAATATTACACGATTAATTGGAAAAATTATCACATATATTGGAATTGCATTATGTATACTATTATTCTTTTGGGGTGGATTTCTAGGAGCTTCTTATTCTACAAACTTAAATATTTACCGATCATTTGAATTTCGTTTTTTTTATGCTATATATGGAGCATTATTTTGGATCATTGTTGTTCCTTATGAATTATTGTACAAACAATGGTGGTTAGGGGAAGCTGTTTTGCCAATGCATGGATACATCCCCTTATTTGATGGACCTATGAGCCGTTGGAGTTGGATTGGTCAAACATTTTGTTTCGTTTTTGAAAAGAAAGTAACTCCATAAGTTATTTTTTAGACATATAATATACACATGCAGAAATTCCAATTCCAATTCCAATTCCAGTAATTATAGGAAGAATTGTAGAAGATTCGTATGAAAGAGATTCCATGTGATCCATAAAGGCATCATATGAAATCTCAGCTTTTCCAAGTTCTTTATTCACTTGATTATGAATGGTAAAGACCCATTTGACTAATGCATCTTTTGATTCTGTAGCAGGAGGAATGGCTTGAATCAGTTTGGAGTAGTGTGTACGACAGATCGGGCATGGAATCAATAACGAGAGTGACCGATAAAATGAACCAGCTGCTTGCCGCGTTGCTTCATCAGGTTCTTCCGGATATCCTAAACTTATAATATGCATAGTATTCCATAAAATAGGTCCCCATACTGCAGGTCGCATACCACGCATATTCTATACTATCTACATAAAAAGAGGAACTATCTTAACCCTATAGAATGGAGTGTATAAATTGTGGGGTTATTGGGCATTCATTTCGGGACTGTCATGAACCAGTGAGTTCCTTTGGAATTATAGCATTACGAACATATACAGAAGTAAAACAAGTGTTAATGATTCGACGCCGTGATAGTCTTGGCTATGTCGAGTTTCTACGCGGTCGATACACCTTGAGTACAACCGAATTTATACAACGATTAATTGATCAAATGACAGCGGATGAACATCGTCGGTTATTAACGATTCCGTTTGATGATTTATGGAATATTTTATGGAATTATCAACATACGCGACAATATCGAAATGAATATGAACATGCCAAACATTTATTTGAACGATTAAAAAGTACAGGAGATACAACAGGACGAACCTTAGAGCAATATATTACAGCCTGTCCAACACATTGGATGGAACCGGAATGGGGCTTTCCAAAAGGACGTCGATCTCAAAATGAAACCGAGTTTTCATGTGCTGTCCGAGAGTTTCGAGAAGAGACAGGATGGCATCATACATTTCCTGTATGTAGTACGGATATTACACCTCTTACAGAAATATATACAGGTTCCAATGGTATTACATATCGTCAAGTCTATTATATTGGAATGTGTCCTAGTGATGATAGTGATGTTGAAATGGACGCAATGAATCATGTTCAAGTGCGAGAAGTAAGTGCGGTCCGGTGGTGCTCCTTTGATGAAGCAATTGCTAACATACGAGGAACAAGTCCTGAAAAACGAGCCTTAGTGGATACAATCCGTGCACAATGGGATCGTATATGCGAGGTGCACGCCCGCAGTACGATCTCTCTGCGTGAAACAGAGGATGGGCGACGTCGACATTCCCATCGTGGTAGAGGAACGGGAGCGTCCGTATGATGAAGAAGCTGTGGAAGTCTATATGAAAAAGTCTCCAGAACAATTATACGATTGGTGGAAGACATGGGATCTGAAGAAACCATTGATTGAACGAGATAGTCTTGTAGAAGCTATGAAACGATCTGGACTCTATCCCTCCGAACCAATGGAAGGAGTCTATCCCGATGTACTTGATCCCAAGTTTACAACCTATCTGCTTGAAAAAAAAGAATTTGCTGATCTACGCTCCAAAGCAAGTGAAGAAGATCTTTGTGGATCCAGTACTGAATTTGATACAACTGCTGTACAACGATTGATTGCTCGTTTTATGAATCCATCCACTCCTTACACAAGTGCATTATTGTATCATGGAGTTGGTGTTGGAAAAACATGTACAGCAATTACTGTTGCAGAATCATTTTTGAAGATTCTTCCTGATAAAAAAGTATTTATTTTAGCCCCTCCATCTGTTGCTGATAACTTTTATAGAACTATTTTTAATATTCGTAAACTTGTATCCTTACCAAAACATGAACGATCTGTACTGGGACGTCGATGGAATTCTCTTCAATGCACAGGTCTCTTATATCTTTCTATGACGGATATGTTGCATGAGAAAGATATATCTAAAATTGCAAAAGAGGTGGAAGGAATGATTAAAAAACGATATACCATTATGGGATATGGTGCATTTGCAAATTATATAAAAAAACAAATTTTAGGACGTATTCCTGCTCATATTATTGGAGAAGAACGAATCCGATTAGAAAATGAAGAGTTATACAATCTATTTTCAGATCATTTATTAATTATTGATGAGGCGCATAACTTACGAATTGATGATACAAAAGCAAAATATGAAGTGAATAAACAAGCAGTAGAAGATGCTGCACAAGGAAAACTAGTACGAACAATGTTAGAACGAATTCTTCCTGTTGCAGAAGGACTTCGTCTTCTTCTTATGACAGCCACACCAATGTACAATCTTGCACCTGAGATTATTGGACTCTTTAATTTATTAATCTTAAACGATACAAAAAATCCACGTGCATTATTAAATCGTGATACCTTTTTTACAAAAAAAGGAAAGGATTTTGAATTTATCAAAGAAATGGAACCAACAATTCAATCAATTGCTGGACGATATGTAAGTTATATGCGGGGAGAAAATCCATATTCCTTTCCACTACGATTAAGCCCTCCTAACATGATAGGAGATCGTATTCGGACAGAATATCCTTCCATTTCATTATTAAAGAAAGAAGCCACGCTCATAATGGAACCTCATTTACAAAATATTTTAAAATCTCTTCCTCTTGTGGTGACCTCCTTTGATTCTTCTACACGTGCTGGTACCATGTTACATACTATTCTAGATCGATATCATAAAAGTGCCGAAGAGATTGAGGAAGAGGATGGTATTAACAGAAAAGTATTTTCACAACTTACAAGTGCAACAAATATTTTATATCCTGATGGATCCTCTGGAAATGAAGGATGGCGTCATTATTTTATAAGTGAAGAGTTTGGAGAACTTCCGCGATTATTACGCTATCGGTGGGATACTGCTCGCAATCCAGATACAACAGTTGATACAGTATTTGGAACAAGTATTCTTCATGAGTATGCACCAAAACTAGCAACAATTGTTCGTTCTTTAAAAACCTGTAAAGGGATATCATTTGTATATTCACAGTTTTTAGCAGGTGGAATTATTCCCTTTGCAATTGCACTGGAACGAGCAGGCTGGACACGTGTCTTAGCCAATGGGCATGCAGAGTCTTTACTCGTAGATCCACCATCTTTACCATATGGACGCCAATGCGCCCTTTGTGAACATCATGAACATAGTCATACAGGAGATCATTCCTTTTCTCCAGCAAATTTTATTCTATTAACAGGTGTAGATAAACATACACCTAGTGTGGATGCTGCAGTTCAATATGCAACCACCTTTCCAAAAGAGGATTCATATGCACCGTACGGATCTCGTGTGAAAGCTATATTAGGAAGCAGTGTTACCTCTGAAGGGCTTGATTTTAAATGTATTCGAGAGATTCATATTATAGATCCGTGGTGGCATTTGAATGAAATTGAACAAATTATTGGACGTGGTGTTCGATATTGTAGTCACGCACGCCTTCCCTTAGAAGAACGAACCTGTACAATTTATCTTCATGTTGCAAAACTTGCATCTGAATATGAAACACCAGATCTATATACATATCGTATTGCTGCTAAAAAATCAATTCAAATTGGAACGCTACAACGAGCGATAAAAATAGGAGCCTTTGATTGTAATATTCACCATGATGTATTATTTATTGGTCCTGGAAAAACACGAACAATTCGCGATGGACAGGGAAAAACAATACATGACTATCCACTGATGGATAAACAATATTCTAGTTTCTGTGATTTTATGGAAACATGTAAATACACATGTTCTACATCAATTGATCCTTCCATTATTGGATCAGATCTTACAACATTTACTGCAAATGATTTAATGCGTTATTTGGATATTCAATTTAACAAACTCAAATTATATTATCAATCATCAAGTATTCTATATCTTCCATTACAATATATAAAAGAAGAATTTTTTAAAGATATTCCATCAGAACTTGTTGCACTTGGATTACGTTCAAGATTAAAAAATACATCCTTTATTATTGAACAAGCAGATGGAACAAGAGGGGTATTAGAATTACAAAATGGATATTTAGTATTCAAACCATTAGAAATAACAGATCCTGAAATTCCACTGGCATTACGCCACGGATATGCATATGGACGATTACCAACACGTATGATCTCTCCTCTTTTATTAACAAAATCAAAAACTATTACAAGTGTAAGTGGAGAAGAAGGAACTGAATTTCGTCTCACAAAATCAGTTGAAGAAAAAGCATTTTTACGCTTAGAAGAATGGTCAAAAGAGATTCGTGCACTTATGAATCCAACTCATGCTCTAGATGTGCGCCGGCGTGTACCAGAAGGAATTCCTGAATCAATCTACAGACTTCTTCAATGGATGCCACATCGATTTCGTAATTTTCTTTATATTGAAAAGATTTTAATGCAATTTTATATGGATCGCATTTGGTCGATCGAAGAGCGACAATCTGTGTTTGCAGCAATTACAGAACGACGTGGAACAGGAACTGTCACTCCGATGGATGATACAATTCTTTCCTATGTTACAAATCCAGAAGTATTTAATACACCCGAAGGCATTTATGGATTTATATCTATTCATTCAAATGGACAAGATGTTCGATACTGTAAAATAGGTACAAATCCAGTCGCAGTAGCACCTCCAAGTATAAATTCCTTGATTGATCCTGTATTAGAACCTCCTCTTAATGGACTTACTGGATGTTCACCCTTGTATGGATTTCATGTGTTTTATAAAACAATGCCAATGTTTAAAATATTAAATACAGAAAAATTAAATCCTCGTAATCGAGTCTTTACTGGATCAAATTGCACCATTACATCCAATCTAGATCGTATGTTAGAAGATATTATGCAATTATACAAGTACCAAAAAGATCCAAAGTATATCTTATTAGAACCATTAATTTTACAACAACGAACCACAAAAGAGAAAGCAGATCCATATATGTATATAAATCAATTACGATCTCCTGAATTGTGTATGTACACGGAAATATTGCTACGTGCCTTTCAATCCGTAGAACCAACTTCTATGCGATGGATTCTATCTATAGTGGATGCAAAACGAGCAGTTGAAACACGAATTGTAAAAGGAAAACCTGTAAAAAAATTTATTTTTGAAAATAGTTTTATGTGGAAACAATAAAGGTCTTAAAAAAATGAAGATAAGATAAGTAGGAATCTATCAGCAAAGATGCAGACTATTTACATAGATGAACAAGTTGCATTAACGCCAACTGATTTGAATGTAGTTGGATCTCCCGAGGAAATTCGTCATTTATTACAACAAAAATTAAGAGATCGTCACGAAGGACTGTGTAATGCAACAGGGTATATTCAGCGTGGATCTCTCATACTTCTTACAAAAAGTATGGGAATCTTTGAACATGGTCGTTATACAGGAAATGTACTCTATCATTGTCGTGCAAGTTGTAAGATTTATATTCCAGTTGCAAATACAGTTTTACACGTGAAGATAACCATGTTAAATAAAGCTGGTGCATATGGTGTATTAGCAACAGAAGGAGAAGAACAAGCAATGCAAATTCAGATTCCACGTGATTTACATATAGGAGATTTACGATTTGATGCAATTGAGATAGGACAAGTTATTTCTGTTGAACTATTAATAAGTCGATTTCAGACAAAAGATCCATATATTCAAGCAGTTGCTAAACTATATACAGAAGAAGCTACGGAATGAGGAAGAGATTTACAAAGCAAACCTCCTTCTCGTATAGAATATGTCAAATCGTTTATCTCCAGAAGAATATGATAGGCGAAAACAATTCGTACAGGATGTCTCCTCTCTTACAAATGCAGAACTGATTGAAATTGTTCGTATTTTACGAGTTCATAAATTTATATATAGTGAAAATTCAAATGGTGTATTTTTTAATGCAGCTGCTCTTCCAGCAACTCTCTTTGACGAATTACAAACATTTATTCAATTTACAAAAACAAATCGCACTGCCATTGAAGATCGTACCTCTATCTTTACAACCTTAGGAGTGGAACCTCTCTCTGAAAAAGAGAAAGCAGATATGAATGCCACACTTGAAGAACATCCGGACTTTCTAAAAGGAGTACGACGATAATAGATTTAAAGTAGTCATCTATAATTCTATATAAGATGGTATCTTTTACAGAATTATATTCACTCATCCAAACAAATAAAACAAAGGAGGAAACTCTTCCTGTGTGGACGGTTGTTGAACCGGTGCGAGTATGGAGGCTTCCACCTACTCTTCGCGTAGATCCACCTACTCTTCGCGTAGATCCACCTACTCTTCGCGTAGATCCACCTACTCTTCGCGTAGATCCACCTACTCTTCGCGTAGCATCAATTCCTCTTCGTTCCTATGGTCGTCCTATAGATATTCTCTCCATTGGAATACAAGATCCGTTGTATAACCGAGCTCCACGTAATACTGCAAGAGATATTGAAATAGAAGAAGCGATTCGCTTAGAAGAAATGATACCAATTTTATATGGACGAGAAGGAGG